AAAACGATGCCAGCATCTTGACAAAGCCGGAATCCTTGGCAAGCGCAGCGGAAACACGCTCGCAGTTACCACGATCCATGTAGAAATCGTGTCGGAGCTCCGACGCAATCTGATATACAACCTGAGACTTGCCAATGCCGTGACGGCCACGAAGCATCGTCGCACGGTTAGACGAGAACCGCTTGAAAAGAGCCTTAGTAGAGCGAATGTCGAGAGAGAGAGCCGAGAGAGCCATTTGTTGTTCCTTAACCTTTCTGAAAACAGTATATCAGTTGTTTCTGATAATCTAAACTTATTTTTTATTTTTTTGTTTTGCTGGAAATTTGCAGGGATTAGCTGTTTAGATACTGCTCTGCGAGCGTGTATTCTTTGCGTGCGTTCATTACCGCAAACTTGATTGCGGTTTTATGTGCGATTGGATTGCAGTCTTTACAGATGAAGGAAATGGGTTCATTGCTGATATACCTCATTGCTCCATTGTTGGTGTTGTTGCAACATTCACAAACATCTTCTTCGGGCCACAGATAGTAAAACATGTTACCTCCTATCACGCACGCTTAACGCTCTTGCTTTCCTTACCCATCTTGACGATCAAATCGCCGGGACGAGCAGCAGACGCATCACCAGTTTCGGTGATAACCCACATAATCTTGGTACCCACAACTGCACCCATCTTAGGTGCATAGCCGTCCGTCATGATGATGCAAGCACTGTACTTGCCCCGACGCTTGGAGTCATTGAGATAACGCTGAACAGCGTTGAAATCAGTACCACCACAACGGGTACGCTGCCACTTGAAGTTTTGACCATTACGAATCTTTTGATGACTCTTCTCGTCAATGTCGGTATCGAAATTGATGATATCAATTTCACCTTCCTTGCTTGCAGCAAAAGTCTCGGCAAGGAATCGCTGAACATCATTGTCGCTGACCGATCCAGATTGATCGATAGCACAAAGGATGTTGGCAACGGTGTTACGCTTTGCTCCCGGCATCATATACGGGAGACGCTTGTTGATACGCTTCATGGTAGACTGACGCTCCAGCGAGCGAGTACGTCCAATGAACATACGCAAAATAGCCTTCCAATCCAGCTCATTCTTGAGCATAGCTTCGATTTGAGCAGCAATCTCGGAAGGAATGCTACCCCATGATGCACGCTGCTGTGCAGCCTTGGCACCCTTCTCAATCAATTCACGAACCTGCTCACGCATGATATCACGCAATTCGTCAGGAACGTCACCCCAACCCTCGTGAGAATCAAGGGTTTCTCCATCCTCGTTACCAACCTCAAGGGTATACTCCCCTTCAGAATTCTGCTTGCCGTTCTCCTCGGCATATTCCTCAAGACGGGCCATATACCAATCCGCACTTTGAAGCTTAGGAAAGCTCTTGATAAGCTCTCCAAGCTTAGGATCATCGGTCTTAGGAGCACGACCGGGAAGCAAACAAAACTCAGGAAGCTTGTCAGCACCAATAATGCTGTTGATAGCAAGATCGGCAGCAACGTTCCACAAACGAGAACGCTTGCGGTCAGCCACACTACGCTCGGCAATATGCATAAACGCAACATGGAAAATCTCGTGCATAAGCACACCCTTGCGATGCTTGGAAGGCAAGCCACGCATAAAATCGGGATTAAAGCCAAGCTTGATGTTGCCTTGCTTGTCTGCACAAACATAGGCAGTATCAACCTTCCAATCCGCTACCTTTGGAATATGCATAGACATACCTCCAAGAAACGGCTCTTCCTGCATAAGCTCAATAAACTCACGGTCAAAGCGATATTCGTCGCTTGAAACGTTAGGATCGGGCTCATGACGAACGTCAAGAGAAGTAACCTTGTTGCTAGTGCTATCGTTGGTGTTTTCCATGTTGTTCATACCTAAACTATATCATACAATATTCGAAATCTAAAGATATTATTTTCACTGGGATTTGTGAGGGTTTTGGTATGCTTATAAATATAAGGGAAGCTTACAGCGACAAAGTTTTATTGAGAAATTTAGTTCTTGCCCCAAAGATCAAACAAGCAATGGCTATAAAGCACATTGATGACACTTTGTTGCAAGAAGTAAAAATGGCATTGAAAGGTTGTTTGGCTTATGATGGAATAGGCATAGCAGCCAACCAATTAGGCATCAACAAAAGCTTTTTCCTAATACGGCACGATGAAGAAACCTTTAAGGTGTATTTCAACCCTAAAGTTGTTAAAGCTTCAAAAATCGTGATAACAGAAAAAGAAGCTTGTTTGAGTGTGCCAAGATATCAGTTGCTTGTTTCGAGGGCAGATGAAATCTTGGCGAGATGGGACGATATCGTTGAAGGTAGTTTTGTTACGGTTGAACAAACCCTTCAAGAACGTGACGCAAAAATCTTTCTGCACGAATACGATCATTTACAAGGAATGAGCATTGTTGATCGATCTTGTGAACTAAATCGTGTAGAAAGACGTAGAATCTTGCAAGAGCTCAGTCAACGTTAACGCTAATGGTTTTGATATCTGGTTGACGGGTTGGACAATGCACGGTTAGAAGTCCGTCTTTGCATGTGGCTTTGATATTGTCTTGATCGATGTTTTTGCCAAGACGATAACTTGCTTTGCGTTGCTTGTTTTCACGCTTTAGCTCAATGTTTAATGTGTTTTCTTTGACGGTAAGCTTTACGTCTTCACGGCTGAAACCGGGAACTTCTAGAGTAAGCTTGTAAGAACCATCTTTTTCAACGGTTACTTCGTCGGTTAGTGACGAATATACATCCCATTTTGCAAACGTCGGGACGCCAAAGAAACGGTTGAACGCATCGTATGTTGTAAGATTCGACATGATATTTCTCCTTGTAGTTGCTGGTAATACCAGCGATGTAAAAACAGTATACACACAAGAAAAAAGATGTCAAGGGTTTGTAATTAAGTTTTGGAGAAAAAAATGAACTTACCAAGTGATGTTACGGTTTTTTTGGATACGGTTGGTTCAAAGTATGGCAAGATAAAAATCTTTCCAAAAAGCTCTTCAAAGCTAATGCAAGCAATTGGATGGTTGTTTAGAGTAACAAAGATATCTCCAGAATTTATGGAACGTTACATCACCACTATTGGTGAAACAGTATACTATCCAGATAAAATGTTAGAAGCTGGCGACACAGAAACTATTCTTCGTGTGCTTGTACATGAAACAGTACACATTGCTGACTCTAATAAGCTTTCTGGTCCATTCTTTAAGTTCTTGTATCTGTTTCCCCAATCGCTTGCTCCACTGGCTCTGTTAAGCCTTCTAGCGTTTTGGAAGCTAAGTTTTCTTTGGTGCTTGTTGTTTCTTCTTTGTCTTGCTCCAATACCTGCACCGTTTCGTTATTGGTTTGAATTAAGAGCATATAGAACTCAAATATTGATATCGAGAAAAGAAGACAAGTTAACTGACGAACAATTGATACCGATATATGAGTGGATTGAAAATCAACTATGCACCAATCTTTATTACTGGACTTGGCCATTTCCAACAATAGTAAGAAAACATTTAAAAGACGAAGATTGGATGCGAACAGGAATATACAACGATATTACAAAGTGGATTATAATCCGTAGAATTACAAGGATTATGAATGAAAACAAAGGTAAAACTTCCATAGTGGAACACAACCAATAAGAAGAGAACAAAGAATGAATACCGTGATATATCAAAAAATATTACTCAAGATTATCGAAGAAGAAATTGATAGATTTTTGTTTGAGCAAGCTGCACCTCCAGCGGCTCCCGCTGCTCCAGCAACCCCACCGGCTGATCCAGCAGCAGGAGGAACACCTCCTGCCGATCCTTCTGCTTCTGGGGGAGAAGAAAGCAGCGATGAAGAAGGTGGGGATGAAGAAGAACCAAAAGATGATCTTGAAAAAACTATGGAAAAACTAGCTTCGAAGACAGCTATTGATATCAAGAAAACGTTGTTGTCTGCGTTGCAAAACGGTGCAGAGAAAGAACAAACTCAAACTTTGGTTGCTTATGTAACGAACAAAGCGAAAAAAGAAAAGCAAGGCGAAGAAGAAACAAAAGAAGTTCCAGAAAACATCGAAAAAGCTGTTAAACACATTGTTAAAACCTTTAGGTTTAAAGTCCCAGAAAAAGCGAAAGAAGAAGCAGAAGAAAAAGTCGAAGAAGAAGACAAAACAGAAGAAGAAGGTTCTGAAGATGAAACAGCATCTACAGAAACTCCTGCTGCAACACCACCTGCTGCTCCTGCTGCTCCTGCTGCTCCTGCTGCACCAGTAAAAGAATCTAGATTACAAACTACTTTACGAGAATATTTACTTTATAAGGAATTAAGCAAAAGGGCGAAGTGATGAAGAAAAAGCTTACTTATAATCAACTTAAGAAAATCATAAAAGAGTGTGCTTGCGAAGCAATGCAAGATATGCACGATATGCCTTCACCAATGAACGGCATTAAAGTTGTCAGCCTTGGTGATTCAAACATTAAATCTGGATTGTTTCCCGGTATGGATGATGATTACCATGATGATTCACACTGGGACGATGATGACCAAGGTGAAAAAAGCATGATTATGGCTAATCTTGCAAGACTTAGTGATAAAGCTAATGAGCTTCGCAAGATTGCTGCTGACATTGATGACAATGAAGAATGGGTTCAAGAAAAAATTGCTGTTGCATCAGCAATGATTGATTCAATTCATAACTATCTAAAATACAAGCAATGAAAGAGGAACCAATGATTACAGAAGCAAAACTACAAAAGCTTGTATCTCTTATGGTTGAACGTAAGATTGAAATGCTTAAAGAAGGTAAGAAATTTCAAGCTATTCGTTCATTAACCATTCAAGCACAACAAACCGCAATGAAGTTTGAAGAAGACATTGTTGACGCTTTGCAAATTAAAGAACCAGATGAACTTACAGATGAAGAGCAACAAATATATGCACAAGCTATGGCAGATATGCATAGCAAGATGATTGAAGCTGTTGTTCACGCTGCTGAAGTTGTCAAGAATCTTACATCTCGACCAGAAGAAAAAGATACAAAGAAAAGCAAACTAGCTTCTGGTAATACTGTAGAAAAACCTCTTCCAACTCTTTAAACATTCCTATCCATTGTATATACAATCTGGTAAGCTAGTATAGGTCTATCTACTAGCACCGGAGTAATACAATATGAGTATGACAGAAGAAGAATCAAGAGAACTTAAGAACAGTATTTTTGCTGCACAACAAGCTGCCCAAGGTGGTTTGCCAATGGTTCAAGGAATGGCTGTGCAAAACACGGCGCAAGCAGCAAAACAAGCCATTGGTTTTGATCTACCAGTAGCAGAAGTACCACTCCCATCTAGAGGTTTGGTATATCCCGATGGTCCACTTCACATGGTTGAAACAGTTGAAATTCGTCCAATGACAGCTCGTGAAGAAGATATTCTTATGAACCGGACCCTTGTTCGTAAAGGCACTGTTGTTACCGAGCTTATTAAAAGCTGTATTATCAACAAAAACATTGACGTTAACAGTATGATTTCTGGTGACCGTAACGCATTGATGGTTGCAGTAAGAATCACAGGTTACGGAGCAGATTATGCACCAAAGGTTACTTGTCCAGCTTGTGAAGTTCAACAAGATTGGAGTCTTAATCTTGAAAATCTCCCAGTAAAAGATTTGGATTTATCAAAGCTTAAGCAAGTTGGTCCCGGTCAAAATGCTTTCGAGTTTCTACTTCCTCTTTCAAAGAAAACTGTTGTGTTTAAGTTTCTAACAGGTCGAGAAGAAGAAAGAATGCTTCAAGACATTGAAGCACGACGTAAGAAAGGTATCGTGCAAGAAAACCTTGTAACAACCAAACTTATGAATTCTATTGCTTCAATCGAAGGTAATTCAGAGCGTGGATTCATTAATCAATTTTGTCAATATATGCCAGCAAGAGACAGCTTGGCATTGCGTAAGGTTATGGACGAAGCAGAACCCGGAATTGATATGAGTTCTGATTTCACATGCACCAGTTGTGGTCATCAGGAGGTAATAGCCGTACCACTCGGAGCTAGCTTTTTTTGGCCTAACGCCCGATGATGTTGAAGCCGTTTTGCTTGAACCAATGTTTTTGCTGGGCTACTACTACGGAATGACTTACTCCGAATATCTAAACTTTCCTGTAGCTTATAAACGTTGGCTCATAGAACGTATCAACAAAGAAATTTCTAAAGCAACAGAAAAGAACGCTGATATTCCATCTAAAGCTCCACATCATAACACACCCGATTTAAGAGCGTTAACAGGTAAAGCAAGACAGTTCGTTAACCCAAGAACTCAAAAATTTACCTAAACAAGTATTTTACATACTGTTTTTGTTGCGATATACTACATACCATGTCGCAACATCACTTTATGTATACCATTGGCATTCCTCTCCCTCAAGGGGGAGAACTTTATCAGTTTGATGGAGAACGCTCCAAGCTTGGAACATCAGACGTTCCGGTTGGACAGTTTTATCTTACAAGACCATTAGCTGCAAACAATCCAATCACAGCAGCCAAACCAGATACAAGGTTTGGTAAACTGATTGTACGTCAGTATGATAGGTTTGGTAACATGATGAAGCTTGTAGAATATCAAGATGTTCGTGTTATCAAATTGATAGATGGTCCAGACTTAATCTTGGAGTTTTCATATAAGCCATGAGTAAAAAAACAGGAACACTAACAGTTTATGCCGGTCCTATGTATGCCGGTAAAACAACAGCCTTGATAGCAGAACTGGAAGATAGTTTGGAATCTAATTCAAACGTTTTGGTGGTTAAACCAAGCATCGATAACAGATATTCTGATGAAGATATTGTATCGCATGATGGAGTATCACTTCAAAAAGTAACAGGTCACAAAGTTAAAAGGTTGCCAACAGACGGAGAAATAGTTCCAAAAGATATGGAAAACATCGATGTTCTTTTAATCGATGAAGCACAGTTTTTTACAGAACTTTGTTATAATTGGGTTCCAGCTTATTTAGAACGTGGCGTTAACGTTGTTGCTGTTGGTTTAGATATGGATAGTGAAGGCAGACCTTTTGGTTCTATGCCTTTCCTTCTTTCATTGGCAAACAATGTTTATAAGCTTGTTGGTGTTTGCACCGTTTGTAGCGATGAAGCAACAAGAACCTTTAGAAAGCTTTCTGCACGTTCATCAGATCAAGTATTGATTGGTGGAGCAGAAACTTATGAACCAAGATGTTTGAATTGTTGGAGTATTGGGCAATCAGAGAAGCGTAGATTTATACGCAACTAATCACCATTTGCGACAACTCCAGTATCTTGCCTTGGTTCTTGGACCGGGATTAGAGCAATTATGCCTAGCTCTGAAACTCTTGCGACGTTTTGGATTGCTTTTTTTGATACGCATTTTCTTATCCCCAAAGTTAACTTTTTTGACGTTTCCTGTTTTGGGATCTTTTACGAACACTTTGAATTTTTTAACATCTCCACGCATAGGTTTTCCAAGAGGAACTTTGCGTCCATGATATTCAGCTTCGGTAAGCATATCTTTTGCTTCGTTCATATAAGCAACAAGACAACCTTCGCAAACAGGTGTATCATCTTCTAATGTTGCATCCAGTTCTAGAATGTTAACATTTTCTTCTGGGTGTTCTTCATCAAAAAGCAGATACTTGTCTTTGTTTGGCAAGTATAATGGCTCGTTGTTATAATCACGACGATCTTCTTCATCGTCATCTTTTTTCTTTAGCTCTGCTTTTAGTTCTTCCAAAGATTCAAGAATAAGATACTTTAAATCAAGTTTGTTCATAGCCTTACCTTTATTTGTTCTTAAATATGAACGTTTAAGATAAACCTGCTGTTTTTCGTTCTAGCTCGGCAACCTTTCCTTTCAAGGTTTCGATTTGCGTTTGCAAGTTTTGAATTATCGTTGTTATATCAACTGATTGAATTGTGCAAGGCACATTGATATCAACACGACTGCAAGTATCTGGTGTGAAACTAACTGGTCGGGGATTGTTTTTTGTAACTGGCATGATTATATGTTGTAGTTATGAGTAACATCAGGTTTTACAAACTATAGCGGCCAATCAACACCAAAAATCGAACGAAAATTATTTGCATCAAGATTTTTCGCATCTAAAGCACGCATAACAGAATCAACGCTGGCACCGGGACGTTTGATTTCGTCTTGAAAACGTTTGCTGCTTTGAACTGCTCTTGAAAGTATTTCAATCTTTCTTGGATCGCCAGAAAGTTTGAATGGTGAACGTTGACCTGTAACCATTGTGGTAATAATAGAAGCAAACACTAATTTACCAAGGGTGGTCATTTTATAGTTGCTTACGGCTAAAGATATGGGATTATCCATAAAAGGCACACGCAAGAATTCTGTTAATATTTTTTCTGCTTGTTTCTCGTTCATAATAAGCATCCAGTTCATATGATAAATACTACCAACAAAATGTTCGTATCGATACTTATTCACAAGCAGGAGCGTTTTATAAATGGCAACAGCCGACAACCTTAAGATTGCACAACAACTGCTAGCAACTATGCAGCAAATCACTGCACAAGTTGAAAAGCAAACCGAAGCTTATCATGCTCAAGCTCAACTTGTTGATGCTTTGTGTAAAGCGCAAGAATGTTTTGGCGATATCGATTCTGCTAAAGTCAAAGAAGTAACAGAATCTCTTCGTGAGGCTCAAGAACAAACAAAAGAGTTTGGCAAAGAAGTTAAAAGCGTAGGAGAAAAAGAACTTGGCAAGTTTGAAAAAATTATAAAAAACATTGGTGAACAAGTTAAGAAAATCAGCGTTCCTGCCGAGTTCCTTAATGGATTTAAAACTGGGTTCACTCTTTCAAAAAACTTGTTTAAAAACATTTTGTCTTTGGGCGGCTCTGCTTTTGGTTTGCTTAAAGATATGGGTAAAATACTGTTGAGTTTACCCGGTAGACTTTTAGATTACTTTCAAGGTGCTGCTGGAAGTGGTACCGACGAATATAAATCTGCATTAGAAGAATTACGCAAAGAGTTTGGTGATTTAGACATTGGCACTTCTGCCGCAATCAAAAACATGACAGAAAGCACCAAAGATCTTGGTGAATCTGGATTGGCACTTAGTAGAGTGTTTGGTTATGGAAGAGCAGGCTTGGCTGCATTGCTAAGAGAAAACATGGCACTCATCAAAGAAATGGGTCCATTAGGTAATCGTCTTGCTGAATCTATTAAAGGTGCAGAAGGAGAATTTACTCTTCTTCGTAAAGCAACAGCTATCTCTGGTGAAGCATTTAAGAGTTTCCAGCTTTCTGTTGAAGAATCTGGTGGCGATGGTGTAAAAGCCGTTAGAGAAATGACCAAAAGCATTGCTCAGTTTACTAGAGAGTTTGGTATATCATCTAAAGAATATGGGCGAGATCTTGATTTCATGATGAAAGACACTCAAACGTTTGGCATCATGGCACCAAAAGAAATGCTTAAAGTAAGCACTTATGCCAAAAGACTTGGTGTTTCTGTTGAATCTCTTAAAAAGGTTGTTGAGAAGAGCCTTAACTTTGAAAGTGCAGCAGAGCAAGCTGCCAAGCTATCAGAAGCGTTCAACATTCAAATTGACGCAATGAAGCAAATGAAAGAAACAGATCCAACGAAGAAGTTGGACAACATCAGACAAGCATTCTTTAAAACAGGTCGTAGTATCGAGCAATTGAATGTTCAAGAAAGACGCTATCTTGGTACTCAATTGGATATGAACGATGCTGAATTGAGATTAGCGTTTTCTCAAAAAAATCGAACTTTGAGCGGTGCAGCCCTTGACGCTCAAATGAAAAAAAGTAAAAAAACACAAATAAGCCAAGCCGAAGCAATGCAAAACCTTGCTAAATCAATCGAAAGATTGATTCAAAGCGGTAGTCCTATGAAGGGTGGCTTTTTCGAAACGTTTTTCAAAGGTTTCGAGGGAGGTATTAAAAGAACTAAAGAATTTAGGGAAATTGTTTATAACGTACAACGAATCATGAGAACAATACTTCTCGCAGGGCGTGAAGTTGGAAGAATGTTTGTAAAAGAATTCCCAAGCATCAAACAAATCCTTGGAGGAATCGCTGATATGTTTGATCCAGCACGCTTTAGAGAATTGCTTAAAGGTGTTGTTGAGGAATTTAAAAAGTTTTTCAAAACAGTGCAAACCGATCCAAAAGCAGGCGTAGAAGCATTCATGAAGAATATGAAAAAGATATTCTTTGACTTCTTTACAAAAGGAGCACCAGCAGGGGCTAAATTCCTTGACGGTCTTAAGACGTTCTATAAAACAATTGGATTGATTTTTGTCGAAGGCTTAAGACAAGCATTAATGGGATTGAAAAATGTTCTTGGTATTGTTATTGGATTTATTCGTGACCCATCCAGTTTGAAACGACTAGCGCAGCAAGCTGGTGATGGTATATCTGGTGTCTTTTCTCAAGCCTTTACTTATGTTGTTCAAGAACTTGGACCATTGCTCAAAGAAGTTGGTGGGCAAATTGTTGAACTTATGACGTTGTTGTTTGAAAAGTATATCAAACCTCATTTGGCAAAACTTGTTATGGCATTGTTTGGCCCTGCTTTGTTCTTGGGTGTAACAAGAGCTCTTGGTGCAGCAATCCTTAAAGTTGGATTTGAAAAAGTTATAACAAGCTTTGTCAATAGAATACCTATACCTCCCGCCGCAGGAGCCGCAGGAGGAGCCGCAGATGGTGCAGGAGGAGCTGCTGGTGCAGCAAGTGGTGCCTCGGGGCGGGCGGGGCTCGTATCGTTTGCTGCTAACCTTGTTAAGATTGCTGCTGTTTTAGTTGTAATAGCTGCTACAGTGAAAATTTTAATGCCTTTGATATTGTCAATTGCAAGAGATATTGAGAATTCTGGTTTGAAACCAGAATCAATTACATTTACGGCAGTTTTACTGGGAATCATGGGTGTGTTGTTTATTGCTATAGGACGCCTTATGCAAGGAGTTGCCAAAGCAAAATTCGAGCCGGGTGCAGTAAAACAAGTGTTAGGTATTGCAGGTGTATCGCTTATAATATTGCCCGCAATTGCTCTTGTTGCAAAACTAGCCGTGTGGCTGCTCGGTGGATATCCAGCAGAAGAAATCGCAAAAACTGCGTTCATGATGACCGTGTTTACTGGACTCTTTGCAGCAATCGCCGGATTGATTACATATATGTCAATTAATGAAGAGAAAATCACGAAAGGATTCAAACAAGCAATGTATGCCCTCTTCATCGCTGGGGTCGCTCTGGCTGTGGTCGGGGCTATGGCATTGGCTGCGCTTAAGTACTTCAAGGATTTCACTCAAGAGCAAGTTAATGTTACGATTAGTGCTATAGGAGGTATGACTTTTCTTTTTGGTGCGATAGCTACTTTGTTTGTCGCTTTATCGGTGCTGGGCACTTATGTTAGTGGTAGTGGTGGTGCAGCAGTGGGACTTGCTGTCGGTGGGTTTGTTGCGGCAGCCGTTACACTAGGATTATTGGCTATAGGAGCCAAAAAGATAATAAATCATTTTAAGGATGTTGACGAAAAACAAGCTAAAATTGCTTTTATGATCATGGATAACATGGTCGATCTTTTCATGAAAGTAGCTGCTACAATCGCACTTTTGACAGGAGCGGCAATTCTTCTAAAAAAATATGGTGGGTGGGCCGGTGCTGCCGCTCTTGCAATTATAATGTATGCTGTGTATCATACAATGAAAGAAATGTTAGGATTTGCAAAAGACTTTATAACAGTTGTAGCCAAATCAGATATAACAGAAGAAAAAGCAAAAGCAGTTAGCACGGTTCTTGATGGTCTTGCTAAAATGCTTGGTGCGGTTGTTGATGGTATTGCAAAAATATCGTTGATATCAAGGGCGAGCGTGGTTGGTGCGATACTTGGAGTTGATTTTGGTGGACTTAATCTTGGAAAAATAAAAGATGTACTTGTTGGCAAAGACGGCATCATGATTATGATACAAAAAATGCTGCAAGGTGAAGCAGGTAAACCGGGGTTGCTTCAAATCATAAATCAATTAGGCGATGATCCAGCACAGCTTAAAACTAAAGCCGATGTGTTTACTTCTGTTGCAGCAGGTTTTGCGGCGATTATGAAGCCGATTGTTGATATCATTAAAGCTGTAACAGATGCCAGCGGAAACAGTCTTTTAGGAGTTTTGTTTGGAGGAAACCCAGAAAACGAAATAAGACAAGTTATAAAGCTTCTTTTGGGAGAAGGAACTACAGGTATATTTACATTGCTTTTTGGTTCAACAAACGGTTTGGTACCAAAAATTATTGAACAAATAAAGAACATTAATGTTGGTCAAGGTGATGCTCTTAAAGCAGGCGCAGAAGTTTTCAAGTCGGTCGCAACAGGTATTGCAGCAATAGTTCAAGTTGTTCCAAAAATGATTGGAGCCGTAACAGAACTCGCTGACGAAATACCAGATGAAAACGTAATACCAACATTGGACAAGGTAAAAGATATTTTTACTAGCATTATTAGCCATACCTCTGGCATTATAACATCTGTTGGCACAGCCATAACAAACCTGTTAAAAGAAACAACGGTGACGCCAGAAAAACTAAAAGAAGCGGGGGCTATTGGAGAGATTTTCAAAGGAGTTGGAGAGGTGCTAAAAGCCGTCACACCTTCTCCCGCAACGTTGAAAGCGTTTCAAGAAACTTCAAGTTCAAGTGGGGAATATAGTAGTTCGTCCAGTATTAATTCGGAAAAATTACGAAGTTATATAACGGATATGACCACTAACTTACGCAACATAGTTGGAAACAACGATTCTGGTATATTGGGAATGCTTCGATTGATTGTCAATATGCCTTTCTCTGTGGAAGATATTGATAAGCTTAAAGGTGTTGCTCCTATCATTTCAGCTATTGGAAACTTGATAACCAACATCGTTCCAAGTCAAAACATCTTGGATCGTATTACTCAAGACGTTTCTGGAAATGATTCTCAAGGCGGCAAAGCTGGTGATAACAGAAACCGTATAAAGTGGTTTATGGAAAACGTTACCAACAACATTAATGCAATTATACCAACAATCAAAACTTTCATTGTTGATGTAGCTCGTGCCATAAGCAACATCGATGCATCTAAAATTGAAGGTTTAAAGGTTATTTCACCAATAATCGCTGCTGTTGGTTCTTTGATTGGCAGCATTATGCCTGCAACCAACATTCTAGAACGGATAACAACAACTAGCGGTGCAGGTGGATTGTCCGAAGACCAAATGAAAAAAAACAAGGAAAAAATTACGGATTTTTTCACTAGCATCAACGGGTATATAACCGCATTGATGTTTGGCGAACAAACATCTTCTGGTGGCACACAAGCAACAGGCGGCATTGTTTTGTTTATAAACAAAATGAAAGATATATTGAACGAAACTGGTTTGGACGAAACAAGAATAAAAGGTTTAACGGTTTTTTCAGAAATTATCAAAACGATTTCTTCTATGATTGTGCCTTTGATTGGAGCCGTTCATGAATTGACTTCTGGAGTAAGTTCGGCAGGAGACGCAGGAAGAATATATCAAGCTGGTACACAAATAACCGCAGTTATTCAAGCGTTGTCATCATCAATTCAAAGTGTATTCAATCTCATTCCAACTTTGATTTCTGCTATCGCAGGTATGAACTTCGACACAAAAGCTATTGATTCCAAGATAAGAGCTGTTAAAGGAATATTTGAGCTTGTTGGTGTTATCGCTATGATGACAACTGGAATGAGCGAAGAAGTCACAGATGCGAGAGGTGTAAAAACCAAGAAAATACGAGACATATTGGAAATGATTAACCCTCCGCTAAACTTGATTATTGGCTTGTTTAGCAAACGAGACATTGGATCGGGGGCTGGAACGGTACGTGGCTATGGAGCCACAACCGAAGCTGCTTTTAACGCTCTTGCATCGTTTAGATTACCTGACGGTCTTGCATCAAAAGCAAAAGTAATTAAAACTGTTTTCGAGGCTCTTAAAGCTCTTGTTGATGCAACCAAGTCTTTGAAAGAAATGGCAGATCAAAATCAGACAGTAATTCCTCAAACTATTTTGGATAAACCATTGCAAAGCATTAACAATATGCTTGCAAGTTTGACAAGCACAGGAACTTCTGGAGGAACTAACCCGTTGATGAATACGGATCGGGGCAATCCGTTTAGTAAGCTTGGTGGAATTGCCGATAGACTTAGAACTGCCGGTGTAAGATTTGGTGGCATATATGGTGGTTTGCGTGGTATGTTGGATGCAACTAATTCTTTGTCAAGAATGCAATCAACTGGTTTATCATCTAACACGCTTAGTTTAAATCTTTCGAAGTTACTTGGCAACGACTCTGCTGCAACCGGAAATGATAGATCGGTTCTTCAAGTTTTAGAATCGTATTTTGGTGCTAGCACCGCACAAGATACAGCCAATCGCTTCAGCAATCTCAAAGACAACATCTCACGAACAATTCTTACTCCTGTAAGAGATATGATTCAATCTTACAACGATTTCTCTAGACAACTAAGAAATCTTGGTAGTGGCACGGCTCCTCTTCAAGTGACACTAGACAATCTTGGCTCTAGATTGGGAGCCACTCGTAGAGTGACAATTAGCAACGCTGCTGTTAACGCTACAATCAACGTTAACGTTAGAATGGAAGTTGGAGATGTTGTACAAGCACTTCATACTCACACATCTTCAACAAGAACACAAGCAAATCCACGAACGTTTAAACCCGATGTATTTACCAATGCATACCCAAACTCACCATGATACCTAAAAATATACACGAACAAATATTTGCGAATCCTGTTTTAAAAGGAATCTTAGAACAAATCGAAGATCCAAAAGAAAAGGAAAAAACAATAAAAGCCATTGAAGGCATGTTAAACGAAATGCAAGGCAAGTTTAATGGACTTGCTAGTGCTTATGAAGAAATATCCAAAAAACAAGGCAAAGAATAGTTATCTAACAAGGTAACGTATGTCCCGAATTATACCACCAGATGAAAATCTTTTAAACGCTCCGAATGCTGAAGCACCAGCACAAGGAATCACACCAAATGGTGAAAGAATTCCAGTTGTTACATCACCACGGCGTTTATCAATTTTCTATCAAAGCGGGGACACATCACCAACAACACCAGTTCTTAACCAAGAAGTTGATATAGCTCAACCAATAATTGAAAAACTAGTTGAATATACTTCTGAAAGATCGCAAGTTAACAACATTCCCATAACTGGATTGCCTGTTCAAAAAGTTGGTTTTCCAAACATCGAAGACGAAAATCAACCAAAGTATATCGATACAAGTAGAATCCCAAACGCTAACACAGAGTTTAACAGTAAACCTACGCAATTTGCAGTTGAACTCGTAACACCAGACCCATTTGGTGTTAACTATAAAAACGATAACGCTGAAGGTCCAAGAAACTTCAACCTCAATTTCTATCAAAAACAATTCATTAATGCAAACAATGCTCTTGGTCACGGTATTATAGTTGACGAAACATTGTTGGCAACAAGAGGGCACAACAACGTTAACAAAACTATAACACCACAAATCTCTCAAAACAAAAACGATGGAAGAATAACTCTTGGTTCTTATTTTTATAAGAACATAGGAAATGGGGTTAACTATGTTTCTGGGAGTTATGTAAGAACAACAGGGGAAACACAAACCGATGCTCCTGCAATGACCATCGATCAAATGAAGGTTATTGGTCTTAACTTAATGTTTGAAGCTGTTCAAGGTGATGCAGGATTCGATTATACTATAAGAGAAGAAAACGCAGGTTCTAAAATAGAAGCCGAAGCTAGAATGGCTTTCCCTTCGCCACAAAGAATTGGTAAGCGTGTAAGTCTTAATAGATTCACTCCAGCGTATCAAATAAAAAAGCTAACTGGTGTTGAACAACCAGAAAACAATAACTTTTTCGACACAACCAAAGACGTTCAAACATATGGATCGTTTTATAACGTTTACGCACAGTTTGATTCTCTTATTTCATTAGGTCAAATTGCTCTTGCGGTTGCAATGATTTTGGCATTTGTGTTGTTGTTAAACGTTCTTACTGCGCTTATAAACTTGCGAAAAGATCCTGATCCAAGTGCTGCAAAATCATTTGCGTACCTCGACAATAATGAAAAACAAAGATTGTTGGGCGCATCTGTTTTGCAAAACTCTGGTGTGTATCCATTAGCCAATATTGATGGTGGAGATATCATTTCACAGTTTCTTGGCACTCAAGGTATATTTTCTTATACCCGTCACCAAACAGAAGATTGTTTAAATGCAGGCATCCAAGAGTTTTTTGGTTTTAGTTTTCTTTTTGGAGGAAGTCTCGCAACTACAGCAACAGCAGGACAACAAGCTGCAAATGCATCTTTAAAGGTTCTAACAGAAAGCGGAAGATTAAATGTTATCCTTAGAGAGCTTTTAAGAAGCGGGATTACATTGATTGAAGACACTGCGGTAGACTTTAGCGGTGGTGTATCTATTGCTGGTATTGGAAACCTTATCCGCAAGATTCGTGATCTTAAGATTGTTCGCTTTATAAATGTTTTGTTGGGTATTGGTGACAAAATTAAGTTTGAAAATGACATTTCAATCGAAGCCGTAACAAATATAAATAGAAATGCATTTGGTGGAAGTCTATCATTAACAGGTAGTAACGTTTCGTATGTTGACAGTCTTCCAGACAATCGAAGCAATGCTATAGCAAAATCTCGTACAAGCGCAGGTGGTTTGATTTGGAATAACTCACAGGCAGGGATGCTTAGTCTTCCTTTGGTTGGTAGCGATGTTCGTGGCCCGAATGCAAACGCAGGTATATACAATCAAACTATCGCTTTTAGTACAATAGGCAAGGCACCATCGGGATCAGTGAGTCGTTGGCAAGAAATGGGTTTAAGTTCTGTAGAAAGAGGTATTGCCGTTGGGAATATGTCTGACTTTCTTGGATTCGATGAAGAACAAGCTCTTCAAAATGGCAGGATTCCAAAAAGTGTTGTTGACGATGTGGAAAATAGATTAGAAGCAGATTATATGCCGTTTTACATTCATGATCTTAGAACAAATGAAATCTTGTCATTCCATGCGTTTTTAGAAGATGCTAGCGAAGATTTTCAAATCGAATATAGTGCCCAAGACGGTTATGGGCGCATGGACAAAGTACAAATCTATAAAGGAACATCAAGAAACATATCGGTAAACTTTAAAATGATTGCAACAAATGTAAACGATCATGATCTTATGTGGTATAAAATCAACAAGTTGGCAATGATGATATATCCGCAATGGACACAAGGTAGAAAAATTGAAGTTGGAAACTTAAAGTTTACTCAGCCTTTTTCGCAGATTCCCGGCGCAACACCTGTGATACGTTTGCGTCTTGGTGATCTTTATAAAGCAAACTACAGCAAGATGGCTGTCGCAAGGTTGTTTGGTATAACAACCAACAGCGAATATAACGTTAACGGAAGCCGTGGTGCAACACAACAACGCACACCACCAGCCCCGCAGGCAGGAAATCCAGCGCAAACTTCGGCTCAAACATACCGAACAAAAGCAAATAATATGAGCAATATTGCTGCTGGCACCTATCGACTTGGTTTACAAAATGTGCAACCGGCTTCTTCAACAAGCGAAAGAACTAGGCGTTCTGGTTCTTCTGTTGGAACTTATGCGCTGGCTGATGTTTTTTCTCCAAATGATAAACTAGTTTTTAACAGTATTCCAAACCTTGATCGATATAAACTAGCAGGCGGGGCAACAGTAGGCACTATTCCAACAAATAGAAGCAATCCTTATGGCAGGATTATTGTTAGAGTCGATAGCGTGCAAACTTCTGGTCGTGACGCTGGTATAAGAATTGTACCAGAAAAGTATATTTTTGATGCTGTTGCTCCGGGGTCAAGCCCCGCAGATATTCGATCTCGGCCTTCAATAAATATTGTTACAGCAAACGGCCTCGAACCAACACCAATATTAATCAAACTTAATGAGCTCAATCAAACTAGAAACGGCATGTTTGACGATGATAACACGAGAGCTTTGTTTGCTTCGTTGGCAAGCAATGAACAATCCACACAAGCACAAGAAAGTGGGCAAGCTACAACTCCTGCGGCACAAGAAGCAGCTTTGAGTTCATTAACTCCGAATGTATTTTACGATGACACTAGAAACCCCATCATGAAAGCTTTTAACTCTTCTGGTGGCAAAGGTCTGGCAGGAGTTATAACAAGCTTTAAGGTTGACTATAGTGAAGCAAAAGCTAACTGGGGAACTGATGGTAGTGAGTTGTTGCGGGCTCCTATGTTTGTTACAATCCAGCTACAAATGGCTGTTATCCATGATATCACACCGGGTCTTGATGCAAATGGCATCATGAACGCACCAATTTGGCCGGTTGGTAAAGCTTCAAACTACTTTATTCAGAATCCATCCGACTCTTCTGTACAGACACAAACACCTAGAGCTGGCCAGCCAGCTACAAATCAAGTTGGAAACATTGATAAGTTTGCGGTTGACGGTACAGTTCCTTTGTATTATAACAGGAAAGATTGAGTTAAGAAATGGCAACTAGCAGATATCTTTTAACTCCTAGAATCAATTTCAGTGCTCAGTATGGTACAAGCGATACTGTGTCTAAAATTCGAAATGCAATTGCAAACAATCAAATTCAAGTTACAGTTATCTTCTTGAAAGAAGTTATACGTTTAGATGTATTAGCTGGACAATATTATGGTGATGGAAAATATTACTGGCTTATTGCCGCTGCAAGTAACATTGGTTGGTCAGTTCAAATTCCTCCCAACACAAGAATCGTGATTCCAAACCTCCAGCAAGCACTTCAGTTCTTAGGTTGAGAGAAACCTCCCCTCTCTACTATATATCATAGAGGTGATAAATGGAATACGATTACAATGGTTTTTCACTTAAATCTGGTGTTTATAAACTGACCAACAAGCTTAATGGCAGAGTCTATATTGGTTCTGCTAGAGAATTCAAAGAACGTTGGAGAGAGCACACCAAACGTCTTAAGAGCGGCAATCACAGCAATAAGTTTTTGCAAGCTGATTACAACAAGTGTGGTGAAGATGTTTTTGTGTTCGAAGTTATTGAAGTGATTGATGGACCACAAGAGAACAGACTGTTAGTGGAACAAAGATATATCGATCAACATTATGATGACCAACAACAGTGTTATAACTTAACACGCTCTGTTAATAAGAGAGGTCCAAAGTGTCACTCATACAACCCAGAGAATACGGCGGCAAAAAGAAAAGAAAATCCAAATAAACATCGATGGAGTGAAGAAGAAAAGAAGGTTATATCTGAAAAGTTGCGTGGGCATATTGTTTCAGAGGAGACAAGACAAAAGTTACGAGAACGAAATATAGGTAAAAAACACACCGAAGAGTCCAAGCATAAGTGTTCAAAGTCGAACAAAGGAAAACATAAAGAACGTTTAATGAATCCAGAGATAAGGCAAAAAGCGATAGAAGCTTCGATTCTTTCTAAGAAAGGAAAACCAGCTTGGAACAAAGGTAAAGTATGCACAAAAGAAGAAGTCGAGAAGATGTCTCTGAGAGCGAAAGAGCAGTATGCAAATAATCCAGATATAAAAAGAAAACTCAGAGAAGCCAATCTTGGAAAAAAACAATCAGAAGAAACCAAGCGTAAACGAATAGAGAAACTTCAGAAACCTATAAAAGCAATAAGTCTTGATACTGGTTTAGAGACTATCTACCCAAGTATAAAGAAAGCGTGTGAAGAGTTGGGAATATATGATTCATACATTTATCAATTTTTTAAAGGCAAAGTAAAATCGGTAAAAGGATATATTTTTGAGATGGTAGACACAAGAATCGTGATTCCAAACCTACAGCAAGCACTTCAGTTCTTAGGATAAAACAATGTTGTACCTAGATACCGAGAACTCAGTTTTAAATCCCGCCGCCATTCGTGCAATCAAAAACACAAGATTAGGTGAATTAAAGAGAATCTTTGGTGTTTATTTTGGTTTCACAACAGCTACAGAATTAGCGAATTATTTTGCTTTGTCTCAAGCGATTGGTAACGCTGCTGCTGCTGAAACCAATCCAGAAACTAGAGGAGCTGCCGGATCAGCTTCAAGCGTTGCAGCTTCTAGAAGAGATTTAAATGTTAGAGTTGATCCTTTGTTGGCACCTGTTTTTGCTATATTGTTAGACACAGGTGGTGGGTCAAAGAAAATATTGCCGAGCGACGGCGACAGTACAGCGATAATGACTCAACTTAACGGATTACTGCAAGGTACCGGACAAAACCTTTCAAATATCAAACATTCAATTTCAAGATGTGTAAAAATTCACGTTGACCCAGAAGCAATAACAACAGTAACAGAATTAATTAACAGCAAGCCAGATAAAATTATATTTAACGACTTAGATCGAGCTTTGCCGGTAATGGCAAACGAAGACACACGTTTTAAAAAAAGAATTTCTGTTATTAGAGCAGAACATCCATTGTTGATACCGGGAGAAAAAAACGGAGAATTTCTCACTGTGTTTTTTAATGGTATGCCTGCGTTGGAAATGACAAGAGCAATACCAGTAATGAACGTAAAGTTTTATTCATCAAGACAAGTTTTTGAAGAAAACAAACTTGCTGCGATTACATTGCAAAAATTCGTTGAAGGAGCTAAAACAATAGCATCAACAATAGAAGACTTACCAATAAGAGCTATAGCTTTAGCTAGCCAAGTACCAACAGGTTCTATTCCCGGTCAACTAGCAACAGCTAGAGATTTTCCGAACTATACTGTAACAGGTCTTGAATTGTTTCGTGCGCCACAAACAATGATCAATCAAGAAACAGCAAGAAACAGAGAAAACTATCTTGCTCCAATAATCGATCCAATGCGTCCATTGGCTTCCATTAAATCATTTAGTATGGATGTAAAAAGCGCATACGGCTTACAAGGAACTCGCACAGCAACGTTGGAAATAGTTCTGCATGACAGATCTAGAATGGGTGAGTTTGCAGATTTCATCAAACCAGATCGATATGGTGAATCTTTCATAGAAGTAGAATATGGTTGGTCACATCCAGATCGTTTAGGCGAAAACCCTTATGCTGATCTTTTAAACCTTACAAGAGCAGTTGATCATTTCACTGTTGTAGGAAGCAACTTTAGCTTTGATGATGTTGGGCAAGTTAATCTCACTTTAAGTTTGATTGGCCGAGGTTCTTCTGAAATAACCGAACTTTCAATTATTGGACAAGACGCAGCCGGACGCATACAAACTCAAATAAGACAAATCGAAAGACTTTCTGAAACCATTAACCAACTTTCTGGATTGGTGTTTCCTCCTCCACCAGAAAACCGTAACGGAAATACCAATCAACGAAGAACAGAAGTTCGTGGGGCTCAAGGATTAAGTGCAGCCAGTGATGCAACGAACAATTTACTTTTGTCAAAAGAAGTTTTGGATTCTTTGCGAAAACTGCAAACAGATTTAAATGGTTTAGCAAGCAGTTCAAACCGAAATATTGGAAGAAGACAAAACGCAATAGAATTACAACGAGCACTACGTCAGCTTATATCTGGAACAACGAATCTTGGTGGTAGTGCCACTAGCCCATCTACAAACTCTGCAATTTCTGCCATTGCCAGAACACTCAACCAAGAGGTGCGAGAAATTCTAAATAAATTAAATCCAGTTCCTCAAGGAACAAGAAGAACAAGAGATAATTGGTACGGAGATACTTTTTTGTCAGAAATGCCCGCCGAAGCTTGGGATAAATTGAAAACAAGAATCGATACCACACGAACAACTCGTGGTTTGCAACCAGAGATTTCAAACACTCAACTCCCTTCAACCAACAATAATGCGGCCTCGGCTCGAACCGTAGCGGGTGAAAACCCAGTTGATCGATTTAATGGTGCGGCAGTTGTTTCTTTAGGAACTTTGATTTCTGCATTTGTTGGAAAACCTTTAGCTGCTTTGAAAACAGGTGACAATCCAAAATTCGAAGAAGTACAGTTATATTTTTATAACTTTAACAATCGAGCTAGTATCATGAGTCATTGTAACATATCTCAGTTTCCTGTGCAAACAGATTATTTCGTTAGAGAATATGGTAGACTACGCATGGAAAACGTTGGTAGATCCGTTAACTTAAGCGTTAGCGAGTTCATGAATTTCATATCAACAAAAATCGTTGACGATGTGTTAAATCCTGCATATGGAATAAATGACTTGTACAAATATGATAGAAATGAATTGGTACCAAACAATCGTAATTTCGATAGTGAAATGTACGTTCGGATGCAACGAAACAACATTGGGCACCATACGGATTTTGTTCCGCCACAGTTAACTTTTGAAATCGAAGCAACTGAAGCTGTTATTGATGGAAGAATACAACAAGGAAGAAGCATTCTCAAGATTCACATATATGACAAAGCTTGTTCCCCAAACAGTAGCTATAGAGAAATTCTATCTCTTGGAACAAACAATGTTTTAAGTGTTTTAAGTTCTTATCCCGGCGACAATGCCCAACGTCAAGCTCTTGAAACTCAAGCCAGAGAACGTAGAGAAGATATTGGAGTGTTAAGAGAAAACTGGCGGCAGCTACAAAGCGATATTGTGCAACGTTGTTCGGCACCACCAAGATTAATCGAAAGAATACAACAAGCAACTGACGCTAATGGTAGAGCTGTTGAGCAATATCGATTTGTTGGAGGTGCTCAACAACTTAAAGAATTTGTTATGAGAGGAATTCCTCATATCATCTATGGTGCGATGGGAACAACTGTTCGTTCTTCTAACGTTGGCTCAATGAGCGATCCTAACTTAAACACAATCAACATGTTGCGTTCTCTTAATGCTTCACCTATTCAGCCTAATGGAGAGCAAGTTGGTGGTGTACCTTTAAGCGTGTATCCCGTTGAAGTAAATTTAACTTCTTTGGGTTGTCCTTTGTTGCGTTACGGTCAAGAATTGTTTATCGATTACAACACAAACACTTCAATTGATAACATTTATTACGTCACAGGCTTGCAACATAAAATCGAAGCTGGGTCATTTGAAACAACTATTAAATTCACAGCCGTTGATGCATTTGGTCAATATCGTAACCTTATCGGTCAAATTAACTCTGCTGAAATAACTTTGAGCGAAATGCAAGGCGATCCAATCAACGGTCCTACAACACCAAGAAGCGCACCACAGCCTCGGGGCTAAATTTAATCCTTTTACATATCTCAAACTATATGGCAACATATGGTCATGGATGAAGTTGAGCAACTAGTATCACAACTGTACCTTGTCAAGCAACCACAACAAGCCCCAGAACGCTTTATACGGGCTTATAGAGGCTTGTCTCCAAAGCTTCAAGGCTCTGCTGTGCCTTGGCATTTAACCCTGCCAGAAAAGCTTTATAACGAGATTGAAAGGGATCAAAAAAGGTTTCAAGACGAACTTAACAATTTAGATTTAAGCTATCTTGAAAACGTTTATATTCCAACGCAAAAAGTGTTTGAATATCTTCAACCAGCAAAGATTAACGTTGAGCGTTATGAACAATATTCAAAGCTTGATGCAACAAAGCATATTGCTTCATTTAAACCAAACAACGAAGGATATGCACAAGTTGTTGAATATGATCGTGTAAGCAATGTAACTGGAAGGTTTAAAACCATTAACGGACCTACCTTGCTTCATCTTCCAAAGATTTATCGAAGTGTTTTAGAATCAAAACACAGCAACGGTGCAATATATTCTTTGGACTATAAATCATTGGAACCAAGAGTGTTGTTAGCTACTAGTGGAACACAACCAATAGAAGAGATAGAGAAAGACATATATGAACAAGTTCGTTGTTCATTGTTTGTGAATAACCCAGAAGTAACAAGAGATGTGGTTAAAAAAATTGTGTTGTCGGAGTTATATGGTGCAGGGTTAGAAACTCTACGCCAACGCATACCCAACGTTATGAATCTAGAAACCGTTGTTGATAACATTGCTGAATGGTTTGGATTAAAAGCTTTGCAACAAAAGCTTTTAAATGAATGGAAGCAAACCGGTTATAAGTTTATCACCAACTTTTATGGTAGAAGAGTTAAAACAGAATCAACACATACTCTTGTAAACCATTATGTTCAAAGCACTGCTGTTGATGTAGCAATGCTGGGATTCAAGAACATTCTTGATTATGTTAATGAGTTAGACAAGTTTGAAGATATTGTGCCTTTGTTTATCTTGCATGACGCATTGATTTTGGATGTAAATGAAAATAGTTTTAGTTTGATTAATGGGTTGTGTAAGATAGGAAGTGTAGACATTATAAATTTAGAATCCACTACGTTTCATATGTCCACAGACAAAGGGTTTTCATTATGAACCAAGAACAAATTATTATCAAGAACTTTGAGCTGTTTAAAACTCAAGCGGCAAAGCTTGGAAGCAAGGGAGGAAACATTCTAAAATATGTGGACAACAACAGTGAACGAATCATGCTTGCTCCCGCTTCAACAAAGCGGGATTATACTTGCTGTCATCCCGGTGGACTTGTTGAACATTCTCTACGTGTTCTTCAAAACGCTGCCAAACTACGTCAAGTATACAATCTTACTGACACGCTTGCGGCTCAAAGCATTATTCTTTGTAGTCTTTTTCATGACATTGGCAAAGTTGGAACAGAAAACAAAGAATTTTATGTAGACAACAACAGTGAGTGGCATCGTGATAAGCTTGGTGTTTATTACAACGTTGCAGATCGGTTTCAACATATTCCAGTATCTCAACTAAGTCTTTATACTCTTTCCAAGAATAACGTTGAGATTGATATTGATGAATGGTATGCTGTGTCTATGGTAGGCAGTAAGGGACAAAAAGAAGACCTACCAACCCAAGGTGAACCTTGGATTTCAATTGTGCTTTCACAAGCAATTAAAGCGGCTTGTGTGCAAGGCAAAGGTAAAGAAAAAGCTGTTTCTGTACAATAAACTTAATGTTCGGTATAATACTTAGTAGATAGACCACCCTACTAGGTGTTATTTTACACAACAAACAATTGTGGTCAAGAAAGAAAAGAGCAATTATCATGGCAAGTTATAATCTAGATGCAATCAAAGCTGCGCTATCAAAAAACGACAAAACCTCAACAACAAAAGGTACACAACAAAAAAACGTTTACTGGAAGCCTACCTTGGGCGAGCACGACATTCGTTTTCTTCCAATTCAAAACTCTTCGAATGAACCATTCCAAACCGTTGCGTATTACAACGAACCATTGTCATCACAACGTATGGTTGCACCATATTCATTCGGTCTTCCCGATCCCATCAAGGAACAATTCGAAGAGCTTCGTAATAGCAAAAAGCATCCCGATGGATGGACTATTGCAAAAAACCTTCGTGCCAAAGAGCGTTATTACGCTGTAATCATGGTTCGTGGTGAAGAAGACAAGGGTCCACAAATCTGGGAGTTCTCAAAGGAAACCCGTGACCAAGTTTATGGTATCCTTACTCACAAGGATAACATTGACGAGGACATGCTATCTCCAGATGTAGGATATGATTTTACTTGTTCAGTAACGCAAGTTATTGAAAATGGTAAGCCCCGTCTTTTCAAGGGTTCACCAGTTAAGCAAATCAATCTTCAAGCTCGCAAGAAGCCTTCTCCGCTATCAAAGGATAAGGCTCAAGCAAAGAAGTGGCTTGATGCTGTACCCAACCTTGAAGAAATGTTCAAACGTCAATGTAAAGCTCCAGAAGAACTTGTTGAAGTGCTAGAACAATTTGTTTCAAATCTCACTGGTGGTTTTACTGCTAGTGCATCTGGAACAGATCATACCGAAACCAGAACTGGAAAGGCTTTGCCTAGTCCAGCCGCTGACAAGCTTGAAGATGCCTTCGCTGATTTCTGATTAATGTAGTCTGACCTTCTTCCTCAAAAAAAGAAAACCCCGGCAGGATTTGTTTCCTCCGGGGTTTTCGGTTTTATAATATATTAGGATTTATAAGGATGCCCTCGGACTTGATGGATCATAGATACCTAATCCTTGTTCTTTTGGTTTATTCGTTTTTAACCAACGAGCCAAATCTGCTCCCAAGCTGCTTGAAGAATCTTTAAAAGTTTTGATAAAATCCATTATTTCTTCTTTTGAAGTTTCTACTCCTCTTTTTTTCATTTCTTTGATAACAGTCGGCCAAGGCATCAAGATGCTTTCTTCGTTTAATTCCTCATGTAGAGTATCAAGTGCGTCAAATATTTCATTCGCCCTTTCCATACTCATACTTTCATCTCTACTTGCATCCATTACCGCTTCTTTGATTATACGTTTTAGCTGTTTTACTGTTAATCTCATATCAATAATTCCTTGTAAGGGTCTATAGTTTTCCCAATACAAATATATAGTGTTTTACCCTCCCATTTTTTCTTACATAGAATCACAGTGCCATAGGATCATATACCCTGATCCCATCATCCTCGATATGGTTAGTATACGTCCAGCTATCTAAATACCCACCTACAAGGGTTCGTGATTCAGGGCCGTCACCGCTATAAGTGTCAATGAAATCGATGATTTCATCTTCTGTAGTTTTCACTCCTTTGCTCCTAGCGTGGGCTACCACATCTGACCAAGGGACCAAAGTACCCTCTTCTTCTACAAGATCATGAACGTCACTGATAGCGTCAAATATTTCATTTGCTCTTTTCTCGGACATACGTTTCATTGCCGCTTCTCTGACTACACGTTTCCGACCTTTACGACCATTCATTACCGCTTCTTTGATTACACGTTTTAGCTGTTTTATTGTTAATCTCATATCAATAACTCCTTGTATGGGAATTTAATTTTCCCTAATACGAATAGATAGTGTTTTCCTTCCCCTTTTTTTTCTTTTTCAAGAAAATCTTTTATTACCTTTACCCATGCTTTGTTATGTGTTACCTTGTTTGAAGAAGGAGAGCAAACCTATATATGGCAATCAAGTCAACTAAAAAGCCTTTATTAGATGAACCAGCAGCAAACGAAGACACAGACTTCTCTGCTGAACTAATCAAGCAAATCAACAAAGAAGCAGGAAACAAAATCGCATTCAACCTTGGAACAGACGAAGCACCAACATCTGTTAAACGCTGGATTTCTACAGGTTCTAAACAACTTGACTATATCATCTCTAATCGCCGCAATGGTGGTGTAGCAGAAGGACGTATTGTAGAAATTCAAGGTCCACCATCCAGCGGTAAATCTCACATCGCATATGAGATTGCTAAATCAACTCAACGTATGAATGGTATCGTTGTGTATATCGATACTGAAAACGCTACATCAGTTGAAAACCTTGAAGGTCTTGGTATTGACATTCGCAAACGCTTTGTCTTTATCCAAGAAACCTGTATTGAAGACATTTTCAAGGTTATTGAATCAACCATTGAAAAGGCTCGTAACCTTAAAGCAGATGTTCCTGTAACGGTTATTTGGGACTCTGTAGCTGCATCTGCTCCCAAAGCAGAAATCGAAGGTGATTATGACCAAAACACTATTGGTCTAGCTGCTAGAGTGCTTTCTAAAGGCTTCCGTAAAATCACAGATGTAATCGGTGATAAAAACGTTTGTTTGGTTCTTTTAAATCAGCAACGTCAAAAGATTGGCGTGATGTACGGTGATCCAAACACTACTCCCGGTGGTATGGCTATTCCATATCATGCTTCAACACGTATCAAGCTTACAGGTGGTCAACAAATCAAGCAAAGCATTAACGGTAAAGAAGCTGTTATCGGTATCAATGTTACTTGTAAAACCATTAAGAACAAGGTTGCAAGACCTTGGAGAGAAGTTAGTTTTGAAATTCATTTTGGTAAGGGAGTTAGAGAAGATGAAAACGTTTTCGATGAGCTACGGGAATTTTGTGAAAAGTGCAAAGACCCAGTAATCGTTGATGGTCACCGTGTTAAGCTTGAAGGATCGTCACAATGGAAATATTTCCAAGTTAGCGACCAAAAAACTGGAGAACTTGTTGTTGATGAGAAATTCTACAAAAGCGAGTTTGGATCAAAGATTCTAAGAAATCCAGAATATACAACATACGTTGAAGCTCTTATGGATGCAGCATTCATTATGAAGAACAACGATGACAGTCACAAAACAGTTGCTAGCATTGATCTTAACTCTGCCGTTGAAGTTGAAGCAGCCAAAGCTGAACGTACTGCCAAAACAGGCAAAAGCGTTTTCTCCGACTGATTCCTACTTCAAAAAACCCTTTGTTTTCAAGGGGTTATAAAAAATAAAATAATCTTGAGATTACAAGCTTCGTATGGTATCCTATATGTATGAAGCGAATCGACGGCATCTACGATCACAACGTATTCCTCATTTTTCAGTGTGGTGAATGCGATCACGAGGTTAACATCAATCCAAGCGAGCTTGTGTCTGTTGGTGTTCCTATGTGCCATGATGAATTTGGTCATGGTGAAATGGAATACAACGGTGTGACTGTTATTGTGCGGGAGGATGCGTGATGAACGAATCTGAACACGATAAGAATATGGCAGAGCTAGCCAACGATTCAGAATATCAGAAATGGTGTGATGAACGTGAAGCCGAGACGAATGAATCTTTGGTCAACATGACTGATGCCGAGATCGAAGCAAACTTTGGTTTGCAGTCTACGGTTATGACGAAAGTTTTTGTTTACGGTAGCTTGAAGCGAGGTTTTGGTAATCATAGCCTTTTGGAACATGCCAAGTATCTTGGCAATACCGAAACGGTGAATTGCGCTTATAAGATGCATCCTTTGTTTGGTTCTTTTCCTGCTGTGACTGCTTGCACCAACGATGGATATTCCATCATCGGTGAATTGTACGAAGTTGACGAGCGGACGTTGCAATCACTGGATATGCTTGAAGGTAATGGATCGATGTATACCCGTTATCTCACTCAGGTATATGACGGTCCACAGGTTGTTGAAGCTTGGATGTATATGATGCCAGTGACTAGTCAGCTTATTGTTGGCAGCGAGGTACATCGTACCGACAGGTATGTGTATACCGATTCTCGACATAACACTCAAGAGTGGTTCAAAGTCTAATCCTTATAAATCTCAATCAACAAGCTAATTAATCACAACAACTAAAAAGGAACAAGATTATGGGACAGCTCCGAGACAAGATTCGCACGATGGTTCGTAATGAATTCGCTATTCGTATGGTAGAAGAAGCAAAGAAGTACAATGCGAAGACGGTTTACCGTTCTTCAAAGTATATCGATGTTTGGAACGATCTGCCCACTGGCAGGGCCAAGTCTGGCATTTCTCGTGATGCTACTAAACACGATTTCGTGCGACGTATGATGGTGCTGCTTAATAAGGCAGATCAAGAGCGTTCTACTTCTCCGATTTATCTTGAGCCCGAGCAGAAGGAAGAAGCTTTGGCTCTTCTTGCACCGCTCGTTGGTGAGCCGGACGAGTTTGTTGAAACCATGAACAAGGAACGTGGTCTTGTTTTTGGTCAGGCTTATGGTGAAGTTGTTGGCGGTAAGTTGCGAAGCCACAATGATCCTGTGTCATATCTGCTCACACAGTATATTTCCGACAAGGATATTCTTCGTTCTTTGGACGCTGTTGAGCCTGACGCTCCTGCTGCTGTAGCTGCCAAGGCAGATGTAGAAGGGGAATATGACATTATTCCCGGCACTACCAGCAAGGCTGATATTGCTCGTTCTTTGTCTTCCGATCCAACGGAAACCACCACTGAAATGAGTGTGCTTAACCGTCTTAAGAAGGCGATGAAGCATCTCACCAACGAACAGAACCTTGAGATTCTTGACTTTATCAAAGATCCTGCGGTTGAAAAGTCTGAGAAGGTTAAGCTTATGTCTGATTTGGAAAAGATCATGAGCAGCACTAAGACTGCTGCTGGCAAGTATACTACCATGTTCGTTGATAGCATGATTAGTGCGATGAAGTCCGTCAAGGATGTTAACGACGATGCTCAAATTGACAAGGCTGTGCTGGCGGGCCGTAAGAAGTTCGTTGAAGCACTCAAGGCTGCTGATGTGTTTTCTCCTGCTGTGAACAAGGGTGAGCTTAACCCCTTCGAATTCAATGTGTTTGCCGATGTTCTTGATCGTCAAGAAGGTCGTTGGACTGTTTTGGATATGATTGTGATTTCTGCAAAGAAGCCAAATCAAGCCGAGCTTTTCCGTGACGAAGCGATTGCTGCTGCCAAGGAAGGCTTCTTGGAAGAAATGGAGAAGCAAACCAACTTCAACTCTTTGGGTGATTTTACTGATACCTTGCCCGAGGTTAAGGAGCTTCGTGCAAACATCTTCAAGACGCTTGAAAAGCGTGGCCGCAAGAAGGGTTCCACAAAGGAAGTTCTTGCAGCGAAGAAGGCCGGTAAGAAGTGATTTAGCTCCCACAGCTAAGTCACTCCGTAATGTTTAATCTACTAACAAAACTATTTCATTCATCTAGCTTGGATGAATCAAATGCCCTTCGGGATTATTCTTCCGAAGGGCATTTTGTCAATTTTGCTATTGACTTTGAGAACAAAACCGACGCCAACACAATGATGTTTTCTGTATTGGAAATGCAACATGAAAAAACAATTCATGCAATAATGCGAATAGAACAAGCAACATTGTTTGTGTCAATACAACATTCCAACATAGAAGATCAAAACTCTGTTATGACATTGATTAGCGAAATCAATCGAAAGGCGATAAAAATCAAAAATGGCAAAGATTATTGAAACATCAGATGGAATTCGAATGCTTGTAAGCGATGATGCTCCAGATGATATCATAAGCGATAAATGGAACAATACGTCGGTTGCAACATCAGAACCTTTTATGCCAACTATTGATCCATTAAGCATACTTTTATGCTTTGTGGAAGAAACGTTTCCTATTGTGCCTGTACAAGCAAACAAGTTTCTTGTGCAAAACAACAAGTTCAATCTAACTGGCACAATGTTGATATTTGATTATGCATGGTTGTTGGCGAACATTGCAACCAAGGTTAGTCATTTCGAAATCAGAATGGAAGAAAGAATATACAAAATTGCGGTTGGCCCATTTTCGATTACACGCTTTCTTGGAAAAGATATCAATGCATCAACAGTTGATGTGAATGTTTCGTTTAAACGTGATATTTAGTCAATGGAGAATAACTTAAAATGTCAATGAGAAAAAACATTCTTGCGCTTTCTTTGTTTGAAGCCGCAAAAGCTTTAAAAGAACAAGCTGAAGCTCCAGCCCCCGCAGGGGAAGCAGGAGTGCCCACCGACGAAGAAACCGGTGAAGCAATTACATTAGATCATATCTTGGATCGATTTAACACGGTTCGTTCCGGTAAAAGCTTTCAAGACCCAGAAGTATATGGCAAGCTTACAACCATTTTTAAAAATATGTCGTCAGAGGAAAAGCTTAAGCTTAACCAACAACTTCGCAACATTGGTGCAGTTGTACAAAATCAAACACCTGTAGGTATGGAAGCAGGTGCAACACCATCAGCACCAGAAGCTGCGCCTCCTGCTGCTCCAACACCGGAAGCGGCTCCAACCCCACCGCCTCCTGCTGCTACCCCTGCCCCAACAGCATAAAAACGCTTAAATTAAGCGTTAAAAAAAACTTTGAGAATTCCTTTACTTTCTGATATACTATAGCAGTAAAGGATCAAAAGGAAATATGGCAATCAAAGAACCCGTTTTCGTGTATCGAAAGTATCGAGTAACATCAAACATCGAATGGATTCCTTGTTTGCCTGTTAAGGATCAAAATTTTCCTACCGCAACAAGGATACCAAAGGGTGCTGAAGTTACGTTTTTGTCCAAGTACGATAACGACTTGGTAAAAATTCAGTTTAAGAAGGAAGACGGTATCGACGAATTTGTTGTTTTGGCTATGCGTGAGTTTGTGTGTGACTACTTGTTGCCCATTTACAAGCGTAACGGCTAATAGCTACTCAAACAAATAACCAACAAACGCTTTAACCGATATAAAAGATTCTTTTACTGGTTGTGCAGCGGGAGCCGCTGGTGCTGCTGCTGCTGGAGCTGCTGCTGGAGCTGCTGCTTGTTGCGCTTGTGGTGCTTGTGGTTTCTTTTGTTCGGGTTCTTTTTCCTTTGCAGAAGCAAGTTCAAGCGCACCTTTCAATATTTTCGAACCAGCAATTTTGTCCCCGCCAAGTTTTTCAGCCATAGCGGCTAATATGTCTGCTGCATCATCACGTTTTGTAACGTTTTGCATAAGAGCTTCTAAACCGGGAATCTTGGCTAGGCGATCATTTAGTTTTTTTGCTGCGGCAGATTGTTGTGCGTCTTCTTTCACATATTTTTTCATATCAACCTTGTGATATATATGCTTTACTTATGCATAAAGTTTTGACATACTTACTGATGACCCTAACGGTCGAAAAGGAGATATTATGAGTATTCGTTCATTCGTTTTTGTATTGGCTTTCGGTATTGCTGGTTGCAATGGGTGTACCTCACCAGCTAGCTCTGATGCCGCCGTTGATGTAGCAGTGGAAGTTGCTTCTGATGTTACATCCTCTGATGTACCTTCTGATGTTGTTGTATCCTCAGATGTGGTTTCTGACGTAGCTGTAGAAGCTTCTGTGGCTGACGATGTTGTAGTTTCGGATGCTGTTGTAGCTAGCGACGTTGCAACGTTGGATGCACGTTCGGATGTTGCAACCTCCGATGTTGTTGCAGACGCAGCTACAGCCGTGAGCGATGCATCACGGGATGCTCGTGATTGAAAGCTATGGATGAAATAGCATTTGGGGTAGTAAGAGCGCATATACTACCGCATGGGGCTACGTTTGAATTGTTTCCTTTAACAGTTAAAGGAAATTATTTAGGAGTTATAACCCATCCATCGCTAGCTAACAAGATTGAAGAAACAATTAACACGGCTGGATTGCCGCAAGCACTAGCAGAAGAATATATGCATTGTAGAATGCATTCTTTGGCTGGTAGGCTTATTTCCAAGCTTTATCCATAGAAATATTTTCTTTATATTTCTTTAAGCTTATGATATCCTTGTTTTACAAGGAGTAGGTTATGAAGTTTCTAGCGGTTATGGTTTCGTTGTTCATTGTTGGTTGTTCTCCTCGTTGGGGAGATTATTGGTCATTGGACGCAGAAGTGCTTGACAGCGCACGGGAAACGTCAATGTCAGAACCAGAATCACCATATATCTTTGATGATGTTGTTACTGCTGATGCTGTAATTTCAGACTGAAAGGTATTATCATGGCAAAGGTTCTTGTAGGTTTGTCCGGTGGTGTTGACTCTGCTGTTGTTGCTGCGCTTCTAAAGCAACAAGGGCATGAAGTTTACGGTTACACTCTTAAGCTACTTGAAACCCTTGACAGCGATGAAGGTGAAGGTTGCTGTACCTTTAAGGATATTCGTGATGCTCGTATGGTTTGCGACAAGATGGGTATTGAATATCTTGTAACAAACTGGAAGCAAGTCTTTAAGAAGAATGTAATTGATCGATATGTTGATGGTGCAAAGCAAGGCATTGCATATAATCCTTGTGTAACTTGTAATAGTACCATTAAGCTTCCAGTTCTTGCTGCTGTTGCAAACCATTTTAATTGTGAGTATATTGCTACAGGGCATTATGCTAGGGTTAGCAACGGACGAATCACAAGGGCAAAGAATCTAAAGAAGGATCAAAGCTATTTCCTTTGGGAGACTCCAGCTTCTGTTGTATCTCGGCTTA